TCCCTGAATCATGGCTGAATTAACCCGTGGAGAATTTCTCTACCAACTAGATCAATTCATCAGTTCCTATGAAGATGCTGGCCTTAGCTTTGAAGTAATGGCCGAAGCAATGAAGGAATACATCTCTATATCAGAGGATTTTGATGATGTCCTCCGATGAGTCGGAATTCATTCGACATGAGCCATGCCCTAACTGCTCAAGCTCTGACGCTTTTGCTATTTACACTGACGGTCATGGCTTTTGTTTCGCTTGTGAATACAGGAAACCTGCTACCGGCCAAATGGATACAGAGTCCACAAACACCAACCCATCAATCAACTACCCAGGGGACTATGCCGCATTTCGCTCACGGTAAGATCAGTGAAGAGCCCTGCCGCAAGTTCAACGTAAAGGTTGATGATGGACCTGTCATTAGGTTCCCTTATTACTCAGCTAGCGGCAGGATTGTCGCTTATAAAGAGCGTGATCAAGAAAAGAACTTTAGCTGGAGAGGTAAGAACTCTGATCACCAGCTGTTCGGTCAGCAGCTCTCAGGGGGAGGAAAGACCCTCGTGGTTACCGAAGGGGAGATGGATGCGTTAAGTGTCTACCAAGCCCGTCCTAAATGGCCTGTTGTCAGCGTTCCTAATGGAGCGAAGGCAGCAAAGAAAGCATTATCAGCCCAAATCAAGTTCCTTATGGGATTTGATGAGGTAGTCCTTCTCTTCGATAACGATGAGGCAGGTCTAGCAGCGGCTGAGGAGTGCGTACAACTGTTCCCCCTCGATAAGGTATTCCTTGGCTCTTTGGGCAACTACAAGGATGCTAGTGAGGCTCTCCAGGCAGGCGATGGCGAAGCAATTCGTCAAGCCATCTGGAATAAGAGGAGCTATCAACCCAAATCTATTATTGACGGACGAACATTATTTGACTTGGTATCTACGCCTTTACATGGTCGCGATGCTGATTACTGCTGGCCTGGTGTCAATACCGTTACTGGTGGTTTGCGACGAGGGGAGGTTGTCACGCTGTGTGCTGGCTCCGGAACGGGTAAGTCAACTGCCTGCGGTGAAATAGCCGTATCGCTAGTTCAGCAGGGCTTTGCTGTGGGGTATATCGCTCTAGAGGAAAGCATTAAACGCACAGGTCTACGCCTGATGACTGTTGCTGCTAACAAACCTCTTCACTTAAACAATGAGATCCCAGAAGAAGACTTTAAGAAAGCCTTCGACGATACCCTTGGAAGTGGTCTCATTCACCTTAGGGATGGGTTTGGCTCTGTTGATCCAAATCAAGTTCTCAATGATATCCGCTTCTTAGTTCAACATCATGATGTGCAATGGGTCATCCTTGATCACCTCAGCATCCTGATGTCAGGCCTAGAGATAGAGGACGAACGTAAGTGTATAGACCGCACCATGACCATGCTTAGGAGCTTCTGTGAGGAGACTCAAGTGGGCATGATATTGGTTAGCCACCTGCGCCGATCACAAGGCGATAAGGGGCCTGAGGATGGCTCACAGATCACGTTACAGATGCTCCGTGGTAGTCATTCCATTGTGCAACTTAGTGACCTAGTGATTGCCATTCAGCGCAACATCAGTAGCGGTGAGAACAAGGCTGAAGTGGTTGTGTTAAAGAATCGCTTCACTGGGGAGACGGGCTCCGCTGGCTCTCTTACTTACGACAAAGAAACAGGACGATTAACCGCTACACCTTTATCTGATTTATTCACCACAACAACACCAGATTCTTACAATGACTTTTAGAGCTGTCCTCTTCACCAAAGAAGACTGTTTGCCTTGCACCCTGACTAAGGATCACCTCAACACCCTGCTTAGCTTCACACCTAACTTCAGTGATCACATCTCTGTATTACAGCAAGAGAATCACAAAGCCCTTGTAGCTGCTTACACGCTTGAACTATTTCCAACGCTAATGCTTGTAGATAGTGATGGTGAGGAGTTAGCTCGAATGGTTGGCGGTAAGTCAATTAGAGAAGACCTACGTGGAATCCTTTATGCCCTCCGCTCTGTGAACTCATGCGATTAGTAGCCGACATTGAGACCAATGGTTTGCTGCGCCAAGAGAACCCAGTTATTCATTGCCTGGTTACACAGGACTTAGATACCGGACAGGTATGTAGGTATAACGATGTGGGTACAGGTGATGATTCTGTAGCTAAAGGAATCACAATCCTTGAGACAGCAGATGAGATCTGGGGTCACAACTGGATATCCTTTGATGCTCAGTTCATTAGAGAGTGTTTCCCTTGGTACGACTATAAGGGCCGCACCTATGACACCCTGATACTAAGTCGGCTCTTCATGACTGACATCTTGGACAGAGATTTCCGTCAACGTCCACCCAACATGCCGGGAAACCTGTATGGAAGGCACAGCCTAGAGAGCTGGGGCTATCGCCTTGGTTGTCTAAAGGGTGAGTTTGGTAAGTCAACTGATTGGTCTGAGTACTCACCTGCGATGCTCGATTACTGTCAACAGGACGTAGAGGTGAGTGTCGCTTTAGCTCGGGTCTTTGAACCAAAGCTAGAGCAGTACAAGGACGCCATAGATACAGAGCATCGGCTGGCTGATGTGATGGCATGGCAAGAAAGAGAAGGTTGGCCCTTCGATGTGAAGCAAGCTCACCAACTGGAGAGCAAGCTACGGACAGAACTCGATGCAATCTCAGACAAGATGCGTTCCACCTTCTCCTTTGTAGATGGTGGCGAGTACACACCGAAAGTGAACAATGCTACCCGTGGGTATGTAAAAGGTTCACCGATGTGTCGGATTAAGGAGTTCAGTCCCACTAGCAGAGCACATATCGCTTGGGCTTTCCAAACCTTTAGGGATTGGGAACCAACAGAGTTCAGCGACACAGGCCGCCCAAAGATCGATGAAAAGATCTTGAAGGGGTTAGGCAGCGATGAAGCTAATGCTTTTGCTCGCATCCTTGAACTACAGAAACACTTAGGCCAATTAAGTGAAGGTCAGAATGCTTGGCTCAAGTTAGTTGATAACACCGGACGTATTCACCACAGCTGTGTATTGAATACAAACACAGGAAGGCAAGCCCACATGCGACCCAACCTGGCCCAAGTTCCTTCAGCTAAAGAATACCGTGAACTTTTCTACCCTGGTAGTAATCGCGTTGAGGTGGCTGCTGACGCCTCTGGTTTGGAGCTTCGATGTCTTGGTCACTATCTACATCGGTTTGATGGCGGTGCGTTCTCGTCTGAGGTCGTTGATGGAGACATTCACACAGTCCTCGCCAACATCTACAGAACCTCAAGATCAGCGGGAAAAGGTGTGACTTACTCGATGGTGTATGGCGGAGGCGATCACAAGATTGGCCTCGTGGCAGGTGCTAGTAAAGCCGAAGCTACCGCTAAAGGTAAAGAGATTAGACGCAACATGCTCTCCAACCTGAAAGGCTTTGGGCAGCTAAATACGGCTGTACAGGAGCGAGCAGAGACCGGCGTACTTAAAGGTCTAGATGGCCGTCCTATCCGTATACAAGGAAAGAAACATGCCTCTCTTAACTATCTCTTGCAGTCTGCTGGGGCCATTATTTGTAAGCGCTGGGTATTACGTACCCATGAGCTATTCAGAGAAGCCGGAATTGATTATTGGCCTCTCGGCTTCATCCATGACGAACAGCAAATGTCGGTTGCACAACAGCACGCCGAGCAAGCCGCTTTTCTAATGGTGGCTGCTATGAAGGATGTTGAGCACGAACTTAATTTTAGATGTCAGCTCGATAGTGAGTCCGTTGTTGGACAAACTTGGGCTGATTGTCATTAGTAATAACACCACATGCTATCACCCGTTAAGGCCTCTACTGAGTTTTATCGCCACAAAAAGCAGTGCAAGTCCTGCTTTAGAGAGCTGAGTAAAGTGAGGATGCGCCACTCAGATCCCATTGCCAAAGTTGTATCCGATGCAAAGTGTAGGGCGAAAAAAAAAGGCCTGGACTTTGACCTTACTCAAGACTTTATCCGTTCAATTGACACTGATGTTTGCCCCTATCTAGGAATGCCTATTCAATGGGGCAAGGGCCGCGGATCGGCTTATGATTCATCAAAGTCTATTGACCGCATTGACTCAGCCAAGGGTTACACACAAGACAATGTAATTATCTGCTCTTGGCGGGCTAATAGTCTACTTAAAAATGCTACGGCTGATGAGATGGCGATTCTGACTATTAACTTTCACCGCATCCTTAAGGAACACACCTCATAACCACATGCTAGCACCAGTAAAAGTCTTAGTTGACGCTGACTACTTCTTCTATCGCGCAGCTTCTGCTGCCGAGATGGAGATCGAATACACCACTGACCTCACCGTAATCGTTGGAGACTTCAATGAAGGAAAGAAAATCATCAAAGCAGAGCTCTCAAAGCTCCGCAAAAGGTTCGAGACTGATGACTTGGTACTCACCTTCACCGACACTACTAACTTTAGAAAATCTATTGCCCCCTCCTATAAAGGCAACAGGATCAAACGCAAACCAGCGGGATACAAGAAACTAAAAGAGTGGGGCATGAAGACATGGCCCAGTATTCTTTGGCCTTCTTTAGAAGCTGATGATGTTCTGGGTATCCTTGCAACTAAGGGTGACCTAACTAACTTCATCATTGTCTCCCCAGACAAAGACTTACAGCAGATTCCTTGTCGTATCTACAACCTCAAGGAAGAGTTCACTCAAACTCCTGAAGCAGCTAAGCGGAAACTCTATGAGCAATGTCTTCAAGGAGATCCTACCGACGGCTACAAAGGTTGTGTCGGAATTGGCCCGAAGAGAGCTGATCAGATACTTAGTACTGTGAAGGATGAGGACTATTGGCCTGCTGTAGTTAAAGCCTACACAGATGCTAATCAAACAGAAGAGGAAGCTTTACAGATGCTAAGGCTTGCTCGAATACTCCAAGCAGAGAACTGGGATGAAGAGAAACAAGTACCAATACTAATTACTCCATGAGACCTATACCGGCTCCTGTGCTTGAACTATCGTTTGAACAAACGTTTGAGATGGCGAAGATCACTAAGGGTATTGAGGACGCAGAGCCAGAGACCTTAGTGATTGTATGTAAGGAGCTTCTTCGACATAACTTCCTACTTAAATCTACCTGTTTAAACCTAGTTCACCATTGGAATGACGACACTGAGTTTGACGACAAAGGAGCTAACGCTTCTAAAGAACTACCTGATCTCTTTGAAA